TTGCTTGGCAAGTCCCGCGCTCGTGACTACTTCGGCAACGTGATCCCAAGCCGCGACGATGTCAAGGCCGGGACCAAGGGCAGCTACGAATACGTGGCCGACGCGATGGGTGTTGAGTACGCCGACGCAATGGCAGCACTTTAATCAGGAGAACGCAATGCCATTCCAAGTATTCATCCAACGCTATCAGCAACCAGAACCAGAGGCTGTAGGCGGCTATATCAGCGGCAAGAGCGCTATACGCCTCATGGGCAGCCTGATAAGTGGCAAACGCTACGATGCAAGCGTCTGCCGCGTCTACGCCGTAGGCAAGCGCTTTGGCTGGATCTACAGCCAGCGCGACCTCAAGAATCAAATGGGTCTGAACGTGGAATCGCGCAAGCGAAGCCAGCTCCTCGCAAATCAGAACCTGTCCAATATCGCAATCTAAGGAGATCATCATGTCAGCATTCATCGTTTCAAATACTCAGATCAACGCCATCGTCCGTGCCGCTAGTCGCATGGGACTGTCTTACCAATACGCAGGCATGACCCGCCGCGTTGCAGGCATGGAGCAGGAGATGGCTGAGATGCTTCTCTGCGCAAACTACGACAGCGTCAATGCGCGCTACAAAGAAGACAACCTGCCACGCGAAATCATTTATCGCCTCGACGCGCCACTCTTGCCTGCCTTGTCGATCATCAAGTTGGCCACCAGCTTGGCCTATCAAAGCTGCGAGTTCGACGAGTACGACGCCAGCGAATCCAAAGCTTTCACAGATGCGTTGATTAGCTGGTCAGTCAACAAATTGCCCGGCTACGACGCAGCGCCATGGACCATTGAAGACGACGAGCCTGCTGGTCCAGTCGGTTTGGTCGAGCAAATGAACGCACTCAAGAAGGCCGGCAAGTTGATCGTTGTCAATGTGAAGTAAGGGGATCGACATGACAAAAATTCTTTTAGGAAAACTCAAGGCAGACGCTGGCACTTTTGCCGATGGCGAGAATGTTTGGCTAACTAAGCAAGAGTGGGCATGCGGTTGGTACTGGTCCTTCGGCTACCTTGGCAACAAGAATTGCCACTTCCACTTTGACAGCCTGCTGTACATCAAGGACAGCAAGGGCAGCGTGAAGTACACAGCCAGCGATCTGTTCGAGTCGACCAACATCAGCGACAAAGAGTGGTGGGTAATGCGTGACTTGTTTGTTCAAGCTTATGCACTGCAAAAAGCCGCCGAGGTTTACCGATGCGGCGGACATCAATCGACAGTGATTGGCGTGACAGACGTGCTCAAGGACGCCGACATGGCCAAGCGTTTGAATGCAGATTTAGAAAAGATTCTTAACGTGTTGTGGGACTACGCCTGCAAGGCAATTGAAAAGAAAGAAGAGGTGTCAGCATGATCACGATCGAAATTAAAAGTGGCGGCGCTGCATTTGTGAACGAGGGTCCACGCGAGGAGATCGCTCGAATCCTGCGTGAGCTGGCCATCCGAATCGAGGAGGGCCAGACCCCAACAATCGTCCGTGATCTCAATGGCAACAAGTGCGGCACAGTCTTTATGCAAATAGATTGAAAATAATTTTAAATTTGTTTCACACCTGTGATACAATTCTCCCGAGACGCAAGTTTTTTAACCACTCCAGAAGGACAACACAATGAAAACTATTCAAGACCTCGTGACTGCACGCATTGCAGCAAAGCGCATCGAAGACGAAGCCGTGGCCAAGCGCCGCGAGATCGATGAGCAAATCTCTCTTCAACTCTCCACCGGTAAAGCCGAGGGTACTGAGTCAATGAAGCTGGCTGACATCGGCGCCAAGGTGACTGTGACTTACAAAGTCACACGCAAGGTTGACACCGAAGCATTGCAGGCTGGCTGGCAAAACCTGTCAGAAGACCAGCAGGCTGCATTCAAGTGGAGCGCCGACGTCAGCGTCAGTGCGCTTCGCAAATTCCAAGGCGACGATCTGGTTAAGGTCTCGAAGTTCTTCGAGTCCAAGCCATCTGCGCCCACCATCAAAATCGAAATGATCTAAGGGGACATCAATGGCTATCACTCTCTCATCCACCAAACAAGCTGCCGAAATCAGCGGCTTGAAGTTCTTGGTCCACGGCCCAGCCGGCGCAGGTAAAACAACTCTCTGCGGCACGACTGGCGAATCCACCATCATCATCAGCGCTGAGTCTGGCTTGCTGTCTCTGCGTCACTTGGACATCCCAGTGATCGAGGTCAAGACACTCGAGCAGCTGTACGAAGCCTACGACTATGTGGCCAACACACCTGACGGCCAAGCATTCAAATGGATCTGCTTGGACTCCATCAGCGAGATCGCTGAAGTTGTGCTCAACCACGAAAAGAAAGCAGCCAAGGACCCGCGCCAAGCATACGGTGCGCTGGCCGAAAAGATGACCGACCTGATCCGCGCGTTCCGTGACATGCCCGGTCGCAACGTGATGTTCTCTTGCAAGCAAGAGCGCGCCAAGGATGAGCAAACTGGTGCGATGCTGTACTACCCAGCTATGCCCGGCAACATGCTCAAGCAAGGCGTCGGCTACTTCTTTGATTTCGTCTTCGCCCTTCGCGTTGAGAAGGATGGCGACGGCAACCCAACACGCTGGCTGCAAACGAGCCGCGACTATAACTACGAAGCTAAAGACCGCTCAGGCAGTCTTGAGATGTTCGAGTCCCCCGA